ACCAGATGAGCAGAGAAAACCAGGTGAAGAGAGAAAACCAGGTGAAGAGAGAAAACCAGATGAGCAGAGAAAACCAGATGAGCAGAGAAAACCAGGTGAGCAGAGAAAACCAGGTGAGCAGAGAAAACCAGGTGAAGAGAGAAAACCAGGTGAAGAGAGAAAACCAGGTGAAGAGAGAAAACCAGGTGAAGAGAAAAAAGAAGGATTACCCGGTATAGAGAAAAAAGAAGGATTAGCAGGTGAAGAGAGAAAAGAAGGATTACCTGGTCAAGACGCGGGATTGATAGGTGATAATAAAAATATGGATTATAAATCAGAAAATATAAGAAAACCAGTAGATAATTTATATTTAAATCAAAATCAAATATATAATCAATATGATAATCAAAAAAATAAATTAAAGGATATAGTTAGAAAGGAAATTGATTTAGATCGATTATTATCAGAAGCAGAGAAAGAATTAGAACAAGAATTATTATTAGATTATTTACCATATGATGAAAATATGAGTGAAGAAGAAAAAATGAATTATAGTGGACAATTATCATTAAATGAAAGGTGTAATTCATTAAGAAAAAATATAAAAACAACGGGGGTATTAAATGTAAAACCAGATACATTTGAATTATTAGATAAATGTCCGGATGAATTATATAAAAGAATATTAAGGGAGAGATTAAGTAAATTAAGTTATCCATAATTTATACAGAAAATCCGAAATTATCATCATTACAATATTCATCATTAAATGTATCTGTATCATTTAATAATGTGTGTAAATTATCTTCAATATTTTCAATATAATCATTTTGTACTACATCTAAATCTGTTAATGAAGATATTAATTTTTCTTCATCTAATAATAATTCAGTTAAACCGGTTCCAGATTTAATAGTTTGTCCCATCATAATATTACTAGATACACCGTTTAATTTATCTTTTTCACCAAATATACCTGCTTTTATAAATTGATCTGTAGTATCTTCAAATGATGATTTTGCTAATGGACCAACATCACCTCTATTGATACCTTGTCTATTTATAGAAGTTAAATAACCTCTATTAGTCATAGTATCAACTAATAATTCGATATGTCTACTATTAATATATTCACCGGCGTCATCGCATACTGAACTAATTTCTTCTATTAGAATATTTCTAGCGGCTTCTACGCCTAATTTTTCATAAATTTCATTAATATCATTTGAATATGTTTTAGTGAAATCTACATATTTAGAATTAAATATTTCTAATAGATTAACACCGTCAGATTCTAAAATATATTCAGATTTATTGATAAATTCGCCGTTTTCTTTAATGATTTTTTTATTTTCAGGGATAACTAAATTTTTAATATTAGGGATGCCTCTAATTACAACATTATCTAATAAATCATTCATAATATTTTTAAATACTGTTATAATTTCACTTTGGTCATATAAACCATTTTCATGTTGGTCACCTTTCATTTCAGCAACAATTGAAATACGACCGATTAATTCTTTAGAATTATCATCAGAGAAATAATATTTAATCTTTTCATCTACATTATAATATTTCATAATTGCTAAATATATATCATCCATAACAATATTATTTTCCATCATTACTTGTTTATTAAATACGAATCTAATTATAAATGGTGCAGTATTTTCAAAATCAACATTACCATGTTGTAAGTTATTAAATTCATTATATATAGATAACATTTCTTTATCTTCTTCTACAATAGTTTCAAATAAATCATTATTAGGATCAAAATATATTTGATTATTTTTTATTAAATCTTTTAAACCAATATATTCTAATTTATTTTTAACATATTGTGTTTTATTTCTATCTGAATTAAATTCATCAGTTAAATGAATAATAGTAGAAGGAGATTTCATATTTTTACTTAAATGTAATAATTCAGTTAATCTTGGAATGCCTCTTGTAACATTTGATTTAGCAGATACACCAGCAAAATGAAATGTATTTAGTGTCATTTGAGTAGCAGGTTCTCCGATACTTTGAGCAGCAATAACACCAACCATTTCACCAGGAGATATTTTAGATTTTTCGAATAAATATATAATATTTTGATAAATTTCATCATATTCTTCTATTAAAATTTTAAATTTAGTTATTAATAATTTAGGATTTAAATGAATATCAATTAAAATTTTAATAATTTTATTATTTTTAAATAATTCTGTAATAAATAATTTTTCTTTTAATTCATCATTCTTTTCTAATATATATAATGGAGATATATTAGAAATAATATCTTCATCTTTTTGTAAACATATATTTTTACAAATTCTATTAATATCGATTGGGTATAATATATTACTATCAATATTATTGTTAATATTATATAAATAATCTTTATGTTCTAAAATATTTATAAAACTTTGTTTTAATTTATCTTTATATTTTTTATCTTTTATCATTTCTTCAATGACGGGGTCTTCTAATATTTTTGACCAATCAGTATCATTAGAGAATAAGAATGTATTACATAACCCATTTGTATCTAATTTATTTATTAATAAACTTTGTGATTCAATATTAATACCTTCCATACCGTCTTCACCATATATGAATTGATATATACAACCAGTACTATTTCTTACAGATAAATCATAATCTACATATAAATCTTCCATAGATTTTACTAATTTTCTTTGAATGTAACCAGTAGCAGCAGTTTTACATGCTGTATCGATTAATCCTTCACGACCACCCATAGCATGAAAGAAGAATTCTTGTGGGGATTGACCAGATATAAATGAATTTTCTACAAATCCTCTTGCTTCAGATGAATCATCATATTTATAATAATGAGGTAATGTTCTATCATTAAAACCATTAGGAATTCGTTTACCATCCACATTTTGTTGACCTAAACATGCTACCATTTGGGCAATATTAGTAGTTTTTCCTTTAGAACCAGAATTAATCATATTTACTGCTCTATTTTTTTGATCTAAATCTCTTAAACCAATTTTACCAGTATCATTTAGTAAACTATTTAATATAGAATTAACTTTTTGTTCAAAATATTCATTATTAGATAATCCAGAATAATTTTCAAATACATTTAAATGGATTTCTTGCATTAATTCATTTAATTGTTTTTTATTTTCTTGAATTTTTGAATTAATTTCATCATTAACAGATTGTTCAGCAATGATATCTCCAATACCAACTGAAAATCCTTCAATTAATAGGAAATATGTTACAATTTTTTGTAAATCATTAATAAATTCAGATGCTCTATCTGAACCGTAATCATTATAAATAGTATGAATTAATCCTTTAGAAGTTTTAGTAAAAGCATTCTTATCTAAACAACCTTGAATTAATTCTCCATTTTTAATAATAATTTTATTTAATTTATCATTAAATTTATCATTAGTATTATTATCATATGTTGAATTATTCATTTCTAAATTAAGATTTTTTGGTAGTATATATGATAAAATAGATTTACCTGACCATAATTGAATATCATTACTATTAATATTTAATATTCTACTAGGTTCTGGTAATATACCATTAAATGTAGATAAATTACAAATAATGTTCATCATTTGAATTTTATTAAAATATGTTGATTCATCTACAATAGTATTATTTCCCTCACTACTTTTAGTTATTGGATATATATTAGTATTTTCATTATAATAATATGAGTCTTCTTGATTAGAAATATAATTAATTTTTTCAGATTTAGTTAATTTATTAATACCTAATAATGTATCTTGAACAATAGTAATAATTGGTTTATTTTCTCTTGGAGAAACTATTTGATATTTAACAGATACTAAATTTTTTAATTCACATACAGATGTAATAGATTGTGGAACATGCATATTCATTTCATCACCATCAAAATCAGCATTATATGGTGGTGTTACACTAATATTTAATCTAAAAGTATTACCTGGCATAACTTTTACTCTATGTGCCATCATACTCATTTTATGTAATGATGGTTGCCTATTAAATAATACATAATCACCATCCATTAAATTTCTATGTACTATATATCCATTCTCTAATGTAATATTTTTAATATTTGTTTTAGATAAAGTAATAGTTGTCCCATTATTATCAATTATACTTTTAATTCCTGGCCATATATCAAAACCTTTTTCTAATAAATCATTTAATTTATTAATATTAATATTATTTACTTTTTCAGGATAAGTTAAATTAGTTGCTATTTTAATAGGTACTCCTAATTCATCTAAATCAATATTTGGATCTGGTGTAATAACACTTCTTGCTGAGAAATCTACACGTTTTCCCATTAAATTATTTCTAATACGTCCTTCTTTACCTTTTAATCTTTGTCTAATTGCTTTTAAAGGTCTCCCAGATCTATGTTCTGCTTGATTAATACCACCTGGTAATTCATTATCTATTAATGTAGCAATATGATATTGTAAATTCATACTATAAATATTTACATCAGCATTAGGATCCCCATTAGGTGGAGTTAATTTATCTCTTATTGTTTTATTCACTTTAATTATATTAAATAATTTATGTGTTAAATCATCCTCCATTCTTTGTGAATTATCCTGTTTTACTGACGGACGAACAGCTGGTGGTGGTATAGGTAATACAGTACATATTAACCATTCTGGACGACACCATATATCTGAAAATCCTAAATATTTACAATCTTCATCCGTAATCTTTTCTAATATTGATTTCACTTGTTCTATCTTTAATAATTGTAATTTAATATCTGATGAATTACTTTCACTTATCTCTAATTTTGTCCATTTAGCTTGAATACCCTCAATATTTGATACTTTATATCTATCTGGTTGCTTACAACCACAACCATCAATATTTAATTCACCACATCTTTTTACTTTTGAACATAATTCATTTATTTCATTAAATCTTATTTTAGGTTGTTTCTTAAGAATATTTTGAACTAAATTATCCTCTTTATTTATAAGTAATTTAGAACAATTAATACATACACAACTCAATATTTTTGGTATCATATTAATTAAATGATAATGATATACTGGTTTCGCTAATTCTAAATGACCAAAATGTCCTGGACAATTAATATTCTTTTGATGACATGTCCCACACACTTTTCCCATTTCTGTTGAACCCATCCTTATATCAAATAATCCCTTAACTACCGGATATTCTTTATCATATGTCTCATATTTAGTTATTTCTACTGCTGAACGACTCCTTATCTCTTCAGGACTCATTATACTGAACTGAACTCCTTGAATCTTTCTTGTTTCAGGTTCAAATAAATCCATTGTATATATATATATATAATTATATTATATATATTCTTTTTTAAATTTATATTTATATTATATTCTATTTTTTAAATATTTTTTATAAATTTATTTTTTATAAATCTTTTATATAAATAAAATATAAAATATAAAATCAAATTTAAATTTGAATTAATTTAAAAATATAATTATAATAATAATAATAATTATATGAGTCATCAAATGATTACAAGATCTAAAAAAAACATTATTGATAATAATAATAATAATGATAATGATCCTGAAATATT